AGAAAGGTCAAATCTTCAATATCATAAGTTATTAAATCATCTTCTTGCTTGAGGTCGAAACCGAACATACCATACACACTTTTCCTGTACTCGTACGATGCAATTTTGGCATCATTTGTTGAAAATACATGGTCGTCTGAAAATATGGCGAAGAACATTAACTCCTGGACAGCTCTAGGAGAAATTTCTTGACCAAGCTCTAGCAGACGTGCTACAGCCATGTAATATAGAATAATTAAGTGTCCGAGACAATTGTCTGAGGTGGTCGTTCTGGAACCAGAACACTGCGACCACCAATCAACAACGGTCCCATCTGGCAGGACAACAGAATTATCTTTAAGGATCTTGTAGACGAAATTTAGTCGCTCGTGAGCGGCAATTGGGGACAACTCTTTTCTAATATCTCTAATCATGTCAAACATAAAAGATTGCATGCTAGAATCATACTTGGTACAATCACCTTTGCCCTTTATACGGAATTTGTTTAGCTTTTCGGCCAAACGATGCATTCCACCCTTCAATACAGAAGAGCCATAAAAGACCCAGGGATGATTACCTTTCTTCATCCATTCATCCAATTCTTGTGTGACAGTGGATTGGAGAGCATAAAAATGAGTTGGGGGGTACACAATCAACCGGGGACGGTCGGACAGGAGCTTTTCAATAGGCAACTTTTCTTTTTTACCCATTGCCTTGAAAATTGGGACAGGATATTCCCCGAAATTTTGGAGGTAGTCGGAGATCTCACGCTGATGGTTATTTATCGCTTTACCTTTTGTATCACAGCATTCGAAGCCAGGCCCAGATGCACCATCAACAGTAACGATGAGTTGATGCAAAGGGACAATGTCTGAAGTGGCTGTGCTGAAAGAATCTATGAGAACTCTCAGAGCGATAGAAAGGGTATTTGGATCACCTGTAAAGGTGGTATGTTTATTCCTGATGGTTAAATTATAATTTATACCAGCAACTGTTGTATCGATTACTCCCATGGAGTCATTGTCGATTTCCTGACCGAAGAGAGCCATGGAAACCAACAACGGGTGATCAACCCTATCTTCTGGTTTCTCTCGAAGAACAGTTGGGTGCCCAGCTGACTGATCAACTGGAGGGGTGATATAACTTCTAAAATCACTCATCAGGGGTATCACATGACCATAATGGCCTTTTACAGAGTACCCTCTTAAATCAAACCTGGACTGGGAATGTTTTGTTTGGGGTTTGACTTCAAACAAAACCCGATGAGCTTCCCTACTAGTTACTTCCTGAAGAGGAAGAGACAAGTGGGGTTGTAACGGGGGTGGGAGCAACGGGGACAGCAGCTCCTGTTTTAGCTGATTTACTTTTAGCAATGGCAAGAAAATACGAGGCAACTTTCATTTCAAGTTCACTTGCGAAGGTCTTAGCTTGAACAAATTCATTAGAAATACCAGGTTGACCAGCACCGGAATGGATACCCACAACTGATGTTGCGGTTCCTTCAAGTGTAGACAAAACGGGAGATCCAGAATCAGATTTTGCTGAAGTGTAAGAAGCTTCACGCATCAAACCAAATGAAACATTTTCAAATTCATCCAAAGTGTATCCGGGCTTATGAGTGGTTGAAGAGACAAGAGTTATGGGGGTGTTTCGAGGCACATCCTTTCTTGCCAAAGACCAACATTTAACAGAGGGAACATTTTTGGGATATTCGTAAACAGAAGCATCATCTTTCTTACCTATCCATTTACAAACATGGGGCAAGCCAAGAATAGTTACAGTTAATTCAGATGTTTGGGCGATATGA